GTCAACGATGGCCTCGCCGTACAGGCCAGCCACGCCGTCCACGACCTTGTACTCGATGTTCGGTCCCAGCTGGGCCTTCATCTCGAACGGGCTGCGCTTCCAGGGCTCATTCGGGTTCTCCGGGTGGTTGCCGAACATGGCACGACCAGCGAAGACATCCTTGTGGGCTTCGAGGAGTTCACGCGAGTACACACCGGATGAGCCTTTGCCCTCGGTGATAATGCGGATCGGCCAGGTTCCGTGGGCAGTCTTGCCCTCGACCAGCTTTCCGGCTTCGTAAAGTCTGCGTGAAGTCATCAGGTATATGGTATCACACCTATTGACAACACCAGGAAAAAGGTCTAGACTACGCGCCCTGACTCTTGACCAGTCCGTCAACGATCATCTCAGCCTCGGGGGCGCTGATGTCGAGTTCGAGAACCAGGTGCTCGATCATCGCCTCACGGTTGGTGCGGATGTCGTCGCTCTTCTGGTCGCCCTGGCCCTGGCCCTGGCCGCTGCCCTGCGTGGGCGTGAACTTGCCGCCGTTCGCGGGGTTGGCACCAGCCGCGGGGGGCGGTGCGTTGTCCGCAGCGATCTTCGCCTCGGCCTCGATGGTGTTCTCGTTGTTCGGGATCATCCAGCCCTCGGGGACCGGGGTGACCTTCTCCGGGTCGCGGCCATCGATCTGTGCGTGCATGCGCTTGATTTCGAGGCCGTCGTACAGGCCGGTGCCCATGCGCTGGTCCACGGTCTGTTCAGCGCGGTAACGCTCGGTGGGGTCGATGATCGGGTCGAACCAGACATCCAGGACATCCTTGTCGGCACCCATCCACAGCAGGACGGCACGATCGAGTTCCGCCTGGTACGTGCGACGAACACGCGTGGACAGCTGCTCAGGGCGCTCCAGCGTCTTCGCTGCACCGTACGAACCACCAGCGTTGCCCGAGTTCATCGACAGGGCCACCACGCTCACGCCGATGCCAGCGGCGAACATGGCCAGCAGGGGAAGCAGCTTCTCGAAGTCGTACGCGTTGCCCGCGCTCGGCAGGACGGTCAGAGCGTTCGCGGCACCGTTGTGCACGACATTGCCACCGCCTGCGACGTTGCCCATCTTCGCGGCGGCGTCCTTCGCACCAGCGACCGATGCGGCCTTGGCCTGCGCCCAGATGCTCGCCATCGAGGAGTTCATCTTCTTGCCGTCGAGCATGGCGATGCGGTAGTCGTCGGCCCACGAGATGCCACGCTGCACGTCGGCGATGCCGTAGCTCCAGCCGACCATCGGGTTGACCTTCTTCACGAAGAGCCGCTTGTTCTTGTTGATCGGCTCGTTGTGGTTCATGTACCGGATGTACTTCTTGGTGCCGATCTTGTCGTAGTGCTCATTGACGAAGATCCACTCGCTCTTGACCTCGCGGTCCTGCTCGTTGGTGCCCGGCTTGTACTGGTACCAGGTGCGACGGTAGGCCCAAATCTCCTCGTCGCGCTCAGGGTTGCGGTAGTCCTCCGTGATCGACTGGAGGGAAATCTGGTACGGCAGCTTGGTGCCACCGGTGTCATCGCCGCAGACGAAGATCATGCCGTCGTAGTACGCAGCCGCCTGGCGCTCCTTGCGCGCGAGCATGCCGAAGTAGTTGGTCTGGCAGATGTCCGACTCGATGGCATCGCGGATCGCGGCACCAGCAGCGGCAGTCGCGGTGGGACGGCCAGCCCTACGCGGGCCCTTGGGCAGACCCAGTTCGTAGTGGACGCCATCGCCCCAGACGTACGAGTGGATCAGTTCGAGCCCGCCGCCGACGTGAGGGTTCAGGCTCATCTCGCGGTTGCGCTTCGAGGCTTCCTTGATCTGGAGCAGCGTGGGCCCCTCGCGCTCATCGAACGCGTCGCCGAAGATCGACTTCCAGCCGCGGTCCATGATGGCGTCGAGCTTGTCCAGAGTCTCCGCGTTGATGCGGCGCGACTCTTCAAGCTCGGCTTCGAATGCGCTGACAACTTCGCTTAGGCTCTGTTCACTCATGATACTTTAGGATATCATGCGCTAATTCTGCGTAATTCAAACAGACTCGTAGTAGCCGCCGCTTCGAACCTCGGCGTACTCGTCCTGGAAATACTCGTCCTCGATCACCGTGCGACCGGTCAGCATCTCGAACTGCGCCGACATGTCCATCAGCACGTACCACAGTGCGTCCGCGTGGTCAGGGGACTTGACACCACGCTTCTTCATGTCGTCCTTGGACTCGATCTTGACGCGGCCCTTCGAGTCGTTCTCGAACACCAGGTCGCCCAACTCCTCCACGAGTTCCTTGTCCTCGGGGTCGATGTCCAGCACCGTGTCGATCATCAGCTTCTTGATCGCGAAGAACTGCTCAGCGCGAGCGTTCGTGTAGGTACGCGTGTCCACGTCCGTGGTCGAACCGGCGAACAGGCCGAAGTAGAAGTACGGCACGCCGCCGTTCTTGCGCTCGATGTCCTGCAAGCCGTCCTCCACTGCGCCACCCATGCCCGATACGTCGAACTTCAGGATGCGTGCACCGGTCGCCAGGGCGTGCTGGTGGAACCGCTGCGTGGTACCCAGGTTCGTCGGGTCGTTGCCGGTGAGCGGGGCCTTGCGCCACTCGTCCAGCTTGCGCACGTAGTAGCCCATGCGGCCCGTGCGGACCAGTTCCACCTCGCCGGTCTCGTCGTCCTCCACGGACTCCCACACCTCGCCGCGGAACATCTGATACAGCACCGACGAGTCCTTACCGCTACGCGCGATGTCCAGCCCGAACTCGGGCACGCCGTTGGGATCCGGCAGCACGGTGAGGTTGCACGCCTTGGCAATCTCCTCCGGGGTGAACACGTTGTTGCCAGCGTCGAACGCCCACTGGCCCAGCACGCGGGCGATGTAGCGAGGGTCGTCCACCCCGCCGTACTCTTTCTTCTTCTGGTCGATGTACTCCTGACCGGCCATACCGCGCTCGGCCATGGCATCGGGGTCGAAGCCCTCCTCCAGCGTGAGCGTGGGGGCCTCCATGACGGAGATGTGCAGGCGGACCCACTCGGGGTTCTCCTCGCGCCAAATCTTGGCCATGGTGCAGGTGGGATCGGTCGGGTTCGCGATCAGCAGCTGCCGGTTCAGGCGACCCGTGGCGATGTTACCGAGGGCGTCGATGAAGCCACCAGGCACGCCGACAGCCTCGTCAGCGATGGCGAGGAGGTACGGTGCGTGGCGACCCTGGAAGGCGACATCCGACTTGTTGTCCGGTGGCTTGCGGCCCTCACCGATCTTGAACCCGTCGTCCAGCTTCCACGCGTTGTCGCCAGTGATGTACCCCGGCAGCTTGTGGTCGATGAGGCCCTTCTCGTAGCGCTCCTCGATCAGCGCCTTGATGGTGCGGATGTTGTCCCACAGGAGGGCCACCTGCGGCTGCGAAGGGGCCGTGGAGGCGATGAACACGTCACGCACGGGGTGCACGTCCACCCACCACGCACAGACGAGTGCAGCACCGAACGTCTTGCCGACACCGTGGCCAGCCGCTACAGCGGTCGCACGGTTGTCGCGGATGGAGTAGGCGAACTCGCGCTGCTTGGACCACATCTTGATCCCGGCGACCTCTTCGGACCACAGCGCAGGGTCACGCCGGTAGGCTTCGGCCTTGGCGTGACGGGTGTAGCGTTCCTTGACATCGCCAAGGAAGCCGTTGACAGAGTTCGTCAATCGCTGACCTCGGGGATGGCTTCAGGGATGGCGTCGAGGATGATCATGTCCACGTCGGCCTGCTCAATCTCGTACCGCTTCGACATCTCCAGCGCGATGGCGGATCCGATGAACGTGAGGGCGTGGGTGAACTCCGCGGCACGCTGGGCGTTGAACTTCAGCATGATGTCACCGAGCCCGGCGTTCGCAGTCTCGATCCGCTTGATGATAGCCTCCAGGGTCACGAGCCACACCTTCGCCTCGTCGGGCTTGATGTACTCGCGGGCCTCCATCTGGTCGCGGAGCTTGCCACGCAGCCAGTAAGCATCCTCCAGCAACAGCGCAAGCTTATCCTTGGTGTCGAGCACGTCCTTGCTCTTGATCAATTTCTGAAGGCGCGAAAGGCACTGTGCTGGAGTGAGAATGCCGTTCGTCAGTGCAGCCACCTCTTCAGCTGACTTGTTGCCCGCGAATCCGTCGATGATGACCTGATCGAATGGGCCTCTACCGATGACTGCTACTGACTTGGACATGCCTATAGTCTACCTGATGGCTTTGATGTTGTCGGGGATGAAGCCCGACCAGTGCCGGGGGCCGTCGCTGGGCCAGTCGAACGGGAGGACGACCA